TCCGTTGAAGATGTTAGTAGCTTCTCCGGCAGGATCAATCAAGTACTGGGTAGTAGCACCTGCGTAAGGCAGGCCATCAGCACGTTTTACAGGCTTTAGCCCGTACGGTGCGGCAATATTAGCCATGATTATTCTCCATAAATATTTATTTTAGCTACCTTTACCAAAAGTAACTTGCGATTTCCGCTCGTTAAATAGCGGCATACGGGGGTCATTCTCCCGCATAAGATTGTTATCTACGGAACTCATTTGCGCCTGACTTTGTTGATTGTAATAGTCATTACGTTGAACGACCATTTCATCAGGAGCTTTACAAAGCAGCAGGCCACCAATAACTACGTTATCCTTGAATCTTTCATTTTCGATAGACACAAGCGTAATTTCGGGGTGATCTGACGCCTTAACGGGTTCCCAACCTTCACGTATCTTGGATGAGACGTTTGTAGCATCGACGTTTCCTTGAGTGGTTACACGAATCCAACGGAATGCATAGCCCTGCTGGGGGGCAGGAGAGGGTAATACCTCTGGCCTAGTCCAAGCGGTTTTACGGACTGTTTTTTCGCGGGTTTCAAGTTCTCTATCAATTCTGTTCGTAGGCATTATATTTTCCTCATCTCTTCAGCAACCTTTTGGGCGTATAGTTCAAGCGGTACTCCAAGTTTCTTAGCGATAGCTACTTGTGTTTGCGTTAATCGCACCTTTTTGGGTGCTGTGCTCCGCGTAGCGGGGGCAACCACATTTGACTGTCTCTTAGTCGTCTTGGCCTCTGGCTCTTCAGTTTCCCCAAATTCTTCAGGGAAGGTATTTCGCATACGAGCATTAATAGCCTCGTAGTAATCATCGCTTGTGGTATCCACACCTTGTTTAACAAGTTTGTTGTGTACACCCATAGCATAAGCAGTCATCTCATCATCATCGCCAAACCAAGAATTTTCTGATGCCCAATCGGACGCTTTGGTATCGACTACAGTTTGAGACTGTTGAGGTATTTGTACAGGAACTTCTGACTCTTGTAAAGGTTCTGCCTTAAAATCTGCTAATTTATCTGCTTTTATCTTAGCATTTGTTAGTTTTTCTTGGGCATCTAGTAGTTTGTCTGAATCTCCGGCTTCATACGCTCTCTTATATGAGCGTTTAGCAGCAAGTATCTCAATAGCTGAGTTCTTTTTAGCTTGCTCTAGTAAAGCTGTTTGATTCTTCTCTACACTACCTTTTAGTTTGTTGTTTTCATCAACAAGAGTTTTAGCAAAGTTTTCTAGTTCTTGGCGTTCTCGGTGAGCTTGCTCTTTAGCGCGTCTCTCATCGTGGTAGCCTTTACTGAAATGTTGTATACGCTTACGTACTTTTTCTGAGTAGTCCTCAAGTTCTTCATCAGTAACCTCTTCTGGAGGCGCAGAAGCCTTGCGGTTCCTATCAGCTTTTGGCGTATCATCTACAACTTCAATATCTAATTCTTTTTCCTTTGCTTCTGATTCCGGTTCTGGCTCTTCTTTTTCAGGTTTACTTTTACCTGATAAGTCAATCTCTATGGCGCTAGAACCTTCTATTTCCACTTTATCATCATCTTTCTCGTGTGGGAACGAGTACTCTACTGGTTGAAATCCCATACTAATTACTCCTTACGCTCGTGATATTCCACGGGGGTCAGTTACAGTGGCTTCAATTGAATCATCGTTCATAAGACGGTATTCAACACCACCAACTTTAAATCGTGTTCCAGTGTTCATACGGAACATTACATAGTCGCCAGTTTTACACCAAGGCCCAGTAGGGAAGCGTTCTTTGTCAGAGTAGGCACCATCGCCCATATCTAAGACAAGTCCCATAATCGACATAATGTGGTCGTTATGCATTTCCTTACTAGATTTAATGATGCCACTATCACCATAGGTATCTTCTACTTCTGGTAAAGCTACTAAAATCCTGTATCCCACGGGTTTAGGTAGTTGGGCGTCTAACTCTTCTTCTGTAACTTCGGGTGCTACTTTATTTAAATCAGTCATTATCATCATCCAAATAATTGCGCGAGAGGTCATTTACATGGTTCAAACAGGAAGTGAGACCTCGTAGCATTCCTGTTATTTCTTTGTATTGAGCGAAGTCTTTAGCTCCTCCATTACCTAGAAATTCTGTTGCAGAGGACACATCATCCTCGATTTTCTTTTTAAGCACGTCTAAGACGGTTTGCATATTTACTCCTTGGGTTTATTTTTGCCCTCTCTCAGTAGATCAAGGTCAAGTTTATTGCTAGCGGTTCTTCTATCAGCCGCTAGTTTTGCACCCGCTTTCTGGGCGTCTATCTGCAACTCTTGCTTATCTATCTCAAGTTGTTGCATGTCTACTGCCGTATCAGCTTGATCTTTCTGGGTCTTGCGCTGTAACTCGGCTTGTTTGAGCTGCATATCGGCTTGATCTTTCTGAGCCTTGCGTTGTACTTCTTGCTGCTTAACTTGTAGTTCAGCTTGCTGTAGCTGTATAACAGGGTCTTGCTGCTTCTGTTGAGCTTGCTTCTGCGCTGCTTCTTGCTCGTGTTGAGCTGTAAGCTGCTTACCGCCTTCTGCTACAAGTCTAGCCAACTGTACTTCGATATCTTCTGGTAGGGATTCGTTAGGCGCGGGTAAGGTAACACCTAGCTTCTCTTCCATCTGAGAGCGATATCTAAACCCTAAGTGCTCTGCGATATGAGCATTAAGAGCTGCCATAATCTGCTGTGCCTGTGGGTTCTGCCCAATAGACTGTGCGATCATGGGGTCTTTCATAAACGATTGGTGCGCCACAATATGAGCTTCGTGATCTTGATAAAGAAACGCTTTTATGGGGGTACCAGTTAGCACGTTTATGTTTTCGCTTACGGGGTCTGTAGGTTTCACATCATCGTCCGTAGGTACTAGTTTGTCAGCGTTTTTAACGCCAAGCACCTCAATCATCTGTCGATGTAGTTGAGGGAGGTTATATATCTGAGGAGCTTGTTGTGACATCTGTAACACAGCTTGGTACTGTACTACTCGTTGTGCCATTGTGGAGCTGTTAGGGTCGCTTACAGGGATTACATCGACCATAGAGTAGTCTGACTGCCGCGCAGATACTTCGCCTCTAGAAGGCTGATACTCGTACTCAACTGGTGCTTCTTCTGCCATGATTGCTTTGAGCATCTTAAACTCTAACTTCATAGCGTAATGTACGCGGGCTTGTACCGCAGCCATTGGTTTAAGCGTACGTTCTAGCAAAGCTAGTGTGGTACCTACTGGCGCGTTTGCAGACATATCAGAAATGTTCATATCTGCGATAGCACCTAAACGACGACCCTCAGTGGTAATCTGGTTTAGTAATGCAAGCAGAGTCTGGCTAGGCTCCTTATAAGGAAGGGGCATTATGTTCTCTCTAATGCTACCTGAAGGCACGTCAACATCCTTCCACTCCCCCGGCTCAATCGGAGAATCATCGCCTTTAATACGTAGCCCACGAGACTTTAAGCCCCCCGGAAGATTGGACAGGGTACCAGCGTCCACCAGTTGCCGTATAAGCGAGGTTCCAGCTCTAGCGTACCCACCAACTATGTGAATCAGTCCAAGGCCGTAGAAGCCAAATCCGGGGACATATACGTAATGCACGAAGTGTTGACGCTTTAACATCAACTCATCTTCTTCTTCCCAGTTACGACGTATAGATAGTATCTCGCCGTTGCCTCTCTCGATAGTAACTACATAAGGTTTTGCTATTTCATCATCGTCTTCATCTACACCTTCAATGATAAGGTCAGCATGTATTTCGTAGATGCTATAACGATCATCGTCAGTTATAGAGTAGCCACCTTCTTCGGCTTTCTTCTCTTCTATATCTGTGTGATATGGAGACGGATCACCCAAGTCTACATCAACGTAAAAACCTGCGGCCTGTAACTTTCGTACTTCATTTTTAGTCTTGCGCATTACATGAGTAACACGTTCCGCAGACTCAATATTAGACGCACCATAAGGCACGATAACGTCTTCTGCTGGGATATAGATAGCTACCTGTCTGTTCATGGTAGGATCGAAATAAACCTTCTTAAACGCTGATCCTGCGAGTCCTAGGCTATATAGCATACGCTCGTGTTCTGGGCGATACTCAACCATAGTCTCAGTAAGTTGGTAGTTCATATCCGCTTTTACACGCTCTGCGGCTTCTAGCTTCTCTTTACTCTCTTTACCTAGAATCTTTACCCGTACTGGCCCTGCTGCGGGGAACGTCTCACTCATTGTCTCCGCTTGGAAACGAATGGCTGCTTCAGATAAAACAGTAGAGTTAACTCCACAAGCGCCTTCCCAAGGAGTAGTTCGTGCTTCTTGTTTAAATCCTAGTATGTCTAGTCCTTTAACGTATGTATCAGCCCACTCTTTTCGGCTGTCTACGTCGGCATCTACCATACCTATTAGCTCACCTGCTAACTCGTTTAGGATACCTTCATCTAAGGCTTCGGCTAAGTTAGCGTCAAATCCTAATAGATCAGTCTCTCCACCCCCCGGAATCAGTGTGATTTCTACACTACCGTCATCCAGAGTTACCATATCAGGGTTTACAATTTCTATTGCGAGTTCTGACTCGACCAACTCCCCATCTAATTCTTTTTCTTCTGCGCCTTCAGGAGCGGCGTACAAACCTTTCTCGATTGCCATGATCTAACCTCTTAGTAAAACCCGCTGCCGCGACGTTTAAAGTATTTAATATCTTCTGGTTCGTCTGTAGGTAAGCGTATAAAGCCACCTTGTCTAAACCTCATAAGTGCCATAACTGTGGAATCCACTAGATCGTCATGGCTCATAAATGGAAACCCAGCGATCTCTTCTACTACTTCTTCGGCCCATCGTGTCTGAGGAACCCAGCATAATCCAGACTGTACAATATCAGATACTGCGTTTAACCGCGCAAGTTTATCACCAGAACCTCTATGGGGAGTATATTCTTGTACAAGTAACCCCATACGTCGCATTTCTTGGTATAACGCGACTCCTGAACTCTTTTTCTCTACTATAAACGCGTCTGGTTCCCATTCTGTGTACTGCTCCATAGCCATTTCTTTTAGCTCATGGAACTCCATACGCTCTTTTATGCTGTTTAGCAATATTATATTATACGCTGAAGTCTCCTCATTATGAAACACACCCCACGTAGTCAATGCTGTAAAGTCAGCACGGTTGTGTTTTTCTGCTGCGGAGTCCAACGACATGATTATATACTCACAACTTGGAGGCCGTTCCTGCTCCCACTCGTTCCACCACTCCCTTTTAACTAATGCGGCTTCTTCTGCGGTAGGTTGTTGCTGATACTGAGCGTTCCACTGGAACACAGGCATAGATGCTTTAGTACGTAACAGGGCTTCTATATCAAAGAACTCCGGCCATAGGGGTTTCTGTATTGGCTTTCCTGTGTCTGGATCGTCTACATCTAATATAGCGGGAAATTCTATGACCTCGTATTGGTCAGCTCGCTCGTTCTGGGACATATCCTTGACCACACGGCCCGTTAGATCGTCCATATGCCACCTAGTCTGGATGATAGCTATACTACCCCCCGGCATTAGACGTGTACGAGCACCGAACGTAAACCACTCATATGCCTTCTCAAAGACTGAGAAGTTACCATTAATCACGTCTTGCTCAGAATGTGGGTCGTCTACAAGCAGTAAGTGGGCACCACGACCTGCCAATGCAGAGCCAACACCACACGCGTAGTACTCTCCCCCCGTGTTAGTACTCCATCGACCTGCTGATTTAGAGTCACTGGCTAACTTTACGGTAGGAAATATGCTCCTATAAGCCTCACTAGCGATAATATTACGTACTTTACGGCCAAAATCTACCGCAAGGTCGGTTGTGTGCGACACCATCATCACTTTCTTGTCTGGATTGCGCCCTAAATACCACGCTGGGTAGAAAATAGACACTAATTGAGACTTACCATGCCTAGGAGGGATGTTTACGCACGCTCTATCCTTGTCTCCAAGCTCAACTTCCATCAAAAGGTCGGCTAATATGCGATGATGCTTACCCACAATGAAGTCGGGCATCATAAGTTTGCAAAATTCTATCAGATCATCATACGCTAGCTTGTTTGCACGGCGTATATCTAGCTCATCTACCAGTCTTTCTATCTCTACCACCTCATCCACACTGAAATCATCGATATTATCCAACATATGCTGGATTTCTTCCTGCGTGAAGTCAGAGGCTAGGCTACTCACTCGTAGATATTCCCAATTCTTCGTCTAAATTGATGACTTCGCCGTCTAAAACGATCTCTTGCTCTACTGCTAAGGTGGGATTTACTAGTTTCTCTAGCTTAGTACGCAGTTTTTGCTTCAAATCATCCGTTGACTGGTGTGTTACTGTCACTTCTGACTTCTCCGCGAACAGTCCTACGTCTGAAATCTTACCCAGTAACTCCAACGCTCGAATACGAACGCGTGGATCGGCATTTTCCGTCTCTAAGATGAGCTTATTAGTCACTAGATGACGTACGGTTACGGCAGATTGAACAACAGACTGACCAAACTCTGTCAAGATGTTACCTGTAAGCACCAGAGAGGCAGGTGTTAGGGTAGCTAGTCGCTTGGGTGTTGCTTTTTTAGAGGTTTTTTCAGGGTCGTCAGCGTATGCGACGGCAATTCTAGCTGCTACGTCTTCGTCTTCTTTGGTAGGCTTTAATTCTAGCCCATGTTCTGCCAATTCTAAGGCTGTAGTTCTTGCTGCTTGCGTACGGACAGTCAAGTCCACCGCAGGATCGTCGTCAAAAAGCGGAACCCCAGTCTCTGGCTCGATTTTAATCGTCATAATATAGTCGCAGGTTATTAACCGGAGGTGCATTTATAACATACTTGTTTTTTGGAAACAACTCATACCTTTTATGGTATGACCTTAATCAGTACTATGCATTTCCTGTTATAGGGTTACACGTCTATAATGTGGCTTCTTTCAACGCTGTACTAACTACTAAGGTTACTTTTGTGATTTGCTTTTCTATGTTTCTTATTTCTGCCTGTGTTATTTTTGTAACAGGAATTCTTCTTATTGCTATGGAAGATGGTCTTCCCTTTTAAAATTGCTTAGTAAGTCTAGTCCCCTATTAGATTCTTCCTCAGTAAAGTCCCCTATTGGTATTCGTAAGGTTGTCTTATACGTTATCTCTGATACTGGTTTTACGATTACCTGCTCTAAGTCTAAAGCCACGAACACGTAGAAGTCTGCGGTCTTAGTTGTGTTTACGTTAAAAGGGTATTTGGGTCTATCAGAACTTCTGTTAGCGGACTTTACCTGCACGGTAAATACATCCTTGTTCCGTGACTGGCACCATAGGTCTACGCCGGAACGATCTACGTGGTGGCACTCTACCCCACACTTTTCTAACATGTAGATTACTAAACATTCTCCTATGCGTCCCTTAGACGCCGCGCTATCTATTTCGTCCATAGGGATCGAGTTTATAGGTACAAAATTTTTTTAACAAGGCGTTTCTAAAACAAGGTGGGGGGAACGGCCTCAAGAGGGGGGTGGGGGTATCAAACTCAAAAAATAACGAATAATTCGTGTAGATTAGTAATATATAGAGATGCGGGACTCCGTCTCACCACAGCGGGGCATGGGGTACGGGTACCCTAATCAATATGGCTAAACGTGCCTTTTCTTATACATATGTATAACTTGGTAGGCTATCCCTTGTAAACTTGTGTAAACTTGTTATAGTGTGCCCATCTTAAGCAATAATGCTTCTGATAACTACTAGAGACTAAGTAACAACTATGGCTAAACTTATTAAAAACGAAGCAACAGCAATCCCTACTCGATTCACTAGCAACGGATCAACATTACTAACC